GAGCTCTCATACATTGATGCTATTGTAGAGTACTGTTCAGAGAATGAGATTGAACTTGATACTGTCAACAAATTAGTATCACGTCCACTCAAAGAGAAGCTTAAGTATGAAGCAACCCAACTTAACTTTCTCAAGAAGACTTCTCTTGGCAAACTGCCTGTATGATCGTGCACGGCATTGATGTCTACAAAACCTACCTCGCATTTAAACAGCACTTCTCAAACCCAGCGTTTGACTTCTACAAATATGAAGGAAAAGTTAGAGCCAAAGAGTCAACCTACCAAGCTAGAAACGACTTCTACTTCTTTGAAACGCTTGCGCGTAAGTACTCAGACCAAGAAATTAAGGAGTACATGCTGGCGTCGTTTGTGGAAGCAGAGGACCCAACGAAGGTCTGGATTGGCAATATCAAGACAGCTGGTAAAGATTGCTGGTTGGTATGGGCTAAACGCCAACAGAGTCTCACCTACATTGTTGAGCAAGATTTTGACACAGTGGTTAAACATCTGGAGACCACGCAAACTTCCTTTAACAATCTTTTTGAAACGATGGGAGGACATCCTCCACTCCTCAGACTCTACATCAAACGATCAATTAATCTAGAGACTCTTATCATCTTTGATATGGTTCTAAACTTTATGAAAGACTGGGATAATAAACTTAGAGACCCACTGTGGGAACAGTTGTCATTCAAGATCAAGAACTACAAACCATTTCTATCCATTCAAACAAATAAGTATAAGGACTTGATGAGAGAGTCCTTTATCTGATATAATAAGACCATGAAACAGTTTAGAGACTTCCCCTATCTGGTGTCTGAGGACGGCAGAATCTGGAACACGAAACTAAAGATGTTTATGAAGACTCGTATTGACAGAGGTGGGTACGAGGTGGTTTCACTACGGAAACCTGGGGTGAGAGTTCATCTAAATGTTCATAGAATAGTTTGTGAAGTGTTTCACAAACGACCTGAAATGTCAAGCGTGGTTCTACACCTTGACAGCAACCCACTTAATAATCATAAAGATAATCTTAAATGGGGAACTCAATCAGAGAATATCCAGCAGGCATACGATGAGGGTTACAAAAAACCCTCGTATGGATTCGCTGGTAAGAATCATTCAGAAAAAACCAAGAAACAAATCTCCAAAAGTATGCTACAATAACATCATGGACCCTGTGTGAAGTCCCTAAACTCGCCACAATCGAACCCAATCAATCCTACGAATCTTAATGTCGTTTAATTCGCTCAAGCAAAACAAATCCTCCATCTTCAACAAGCTCCAGAAGCAACTTGAAGACACAACTAAGGTTGGTACCACTGACGAGAGAATGTGGAAGCTCACCACTGACAAGGCTGCCAACGGCTTCGCAGTGATTCGTTTCCTTCCTGCATCAGATGGTGAGGACATGCCATTTGTGAAACTGTACAACCATGGCTTCCAAGGTCCTGGCGGCTGGTACATCGAGAACTCGCTGACCACCCTGGGCAAGGATGATCCTCTTGGTGAGTACAATCGTGAGCTCTGGAATTCAGGTGATGAGAGCCTGAAAGAACAGGTGCGTAAGCAGAAGCGAAAGCTTTCCTATTACGCAAACGTCTACATCGTCAAGGATACTGGTAATCCTGACAATGAAGGTCAAGTCAAAATCTTCCGCTTTGGCAAGAAGATCTATGACAAGATCATGGACGCAGCCAATGGTGATGAACTGGAAGGACGTGAAGGAATCAATCCCTTTGACTTCTGGGCAGGTGCAAACTTCAAGCTTCGTGCTAAGAAGGTTGCTGGTTATCCCAACTATGACTCCTCTGAGTTCCAGGATACTGGAGTTCTAGATGATCTAGATGATGCTCAACTTGAGTCCATCTGGAAGCGTCAACACCCTCTTCAGTCAATTGTTGCTGAGGATCAATTCAAGACCTACGATCAACTGAAAGAACGTCTTGATAAGGTGCTGAACCTTCAAAGTTCTGGCTCTACTGAAAGAGCCCCAGCAAGAACCGCTGAAACAGTGGTATCTACAAAACCATCGTTCTCCTCACCCAGTGTATCAGAAGATACCGTGGGAGAGACTGAGCAGGAGGTCGTGGTACCACAATCTGAAACCTCTTCATCCAATGAAGAAGGTGAAGGAGACGTCCTGGATTACTTCAGGTCACTGGCGGAGTCGTAAGAGACTAAAAAGACTCACTAAGTCTCCTCTCAGGAGACAGTGGGACGAGATGGAGGGCTAAGGCCCTCCTTTTTTTATGCGTTGGCGTCTAACTGTGACTTGACAGTTGTCTTTCTCATCTTCCTGTAATAATCTCTACACTCTTCCTCGTATCTAATCACAAAGTCTGGATTCAGAACATTGATTTGTGACTTGGTTTCATTCAGTCTGTACTCATACTGTCTGTATGAGATAGGTACAGGGCGACTTGTCTTGTAGATAAACTGTCCTGGTTTATCAGGATATTGAAAAAGAAAGTCTCCTGAAACTTTGATACCTTCTTCAAGTACTACATCACCAAGTGCATTCTTAGTCTCTACTGTTTCATGGTGTCTTGTTGCACCAGACTTCTCATATGAACCATACTTATCTTTAATAAACTCATCAAGATCAGTGTTACTGAGAGGCCATTCATTGTAGTAATCTACGATCCCATTAATCTGCAATAGAATCCAGTAGTATCTTGGATCACCATACAGTTCCTCAGAAATTTGTTCAGGTCTCTGTCCATTTCTGATATTATAAAGTTCATAGATGGTGTCATCCTTAAAGATGTCATCTCTAACTTTCAATAAATGAAAGTAATCTTTGATTGTAATGTTTGATTCATTACCTGCCCTGTCAATTGAGACTGTGTACTCAATGTTAGGCAGGTAACTGAAGTATCGTGGCATTCCCATTAGGTTCCTATCCCTGTTGCGTGATCTGTGCGAGTGACAACATCAACCTCCATAAACCCAAGTCCAATTGAGTACTCAACTGGCATGCCGTCACTGAAGGTGGTGTGATAACCTGATGTTGGGTTAGACTGTACGTTCACAGTAGTTAGAGCAGCTTTCTTAAACTTGCCCATCATATCTGGTTGTCTGTATTGAACCTGCCATACGTGTGGGACGTTAAACATTTGTCCATTTATTTCTGGAGCGCTCCACTTCTTGAATGTTCTAATAATATTTCTTACTGCTGTAGCTTCATGAGCTGATGAAGGCAAAAATCTAAATGAGAAACTAAACTGTCTAAGGACAGGTGTATGATACAGTAATTCTACGTTAGGGTTATAAACCTCTCCTCCCTTTAATGCTGCTAACTGACTGGCAGTCATGCCTGCAATACTGGCAGACAATCCAAGAGTCGCCTGTTTAGCTGAACCAAATACATTTGCTGCTGCCTCAGCTCCACCTTGTCTACCAAGTGATCCTGCAAATCGTGCAGCGGCAGAAGACATTCGTCCCATTGGACCTTCAAAATCCATTCTTTGCCAATTATTTGTATTAGCTACAGAAGGAGCATTCTCTGGTGAGTAAAGTCTGATATAACCATCTCTTGGTGGTGATGCCGCGTTACCTGAACGGACTCTTTGATTAGAAACATACTTGTGATAACTGAAATCAATATAATCAGAATCAGTTGTAAGATTTAGTGGGTACTGAAGTTTGTTCATGCTGTTTTAAATCTTGCCAGTGGTAACTTACTTACTACTTCAAATTCACCCTGAGATAACTCAAGTAAATTTGATGTTTCTTTCCAAGTGTATCTTCTTATCTCCTCCCAGTGAACATTGTAGCCAGTGAATCCCCAACTAAAGATGGAGCCACTGATGATTGCTGGGTGTTGATCATACTCTAAACCTTTCGTCTTGGCATTATAGACGAACACATAGTATTTATTAGGCTCTGGAACGATAATTGTGGGTCCAGAATACCTACCATATAGTAGACTCATGTTCTGTTCTGGCGAACGTCCAATCATCTTATACTCAATGTCATTTAGATCTAATGTCATATAGTAGTTAATTCAGCGTCCTTGTTTATGAAGATGTCATATCTGTCATACTGAAACTCAACAGTGTACTCAACCATTGAGTTTCTTGCCTCAGTATTCAACATAATCTCACTGATGCTTGAAGGATAAGCACTCTCAAAGTTTATCTCTAAAGCGTTTCTAAAACCTACCTCAGTTCGCATACTATCAAAATCAATTGGTTGCCCATCTCCATTGTAAGTTGGCAACTCATATTTCTTAAGGATGATAGGACAGGTGAACTCATTTCTGTATCTCATCTTAAGGGTGTCAGTAAGATTCTGCTGACTGTTATATGTCAATGAGAACCATTCTTGAAACTGCTCATAAGAATGATAGTCACTTCTCTCAATGATAGTTAGAGTAAGAGGTTTACCATACGCAACACCATATGGTTGTGAACTCATCACACCCTGCCTTGCATGTCCACGAATGATGTGTACATCATGATTGATTCCAGGAATGGATGCCTGCTTACAATAATATTCCAGGTAATCATTTGCAGTGAACTGTCCGTTGGCTGGAGCACGAGGAATTTCAACCTTGAATAGAGAAGGTTTTGCTAACCCTCTACTCATTCTTGCCTGGGCAACTCTCGCACTCATATCTAAATACCTTTATGGAGTTATTTAGAGTGTGAAAAGGACATTACAGGGCAAGTTTCGTCCTCAAAATCCAGAGAAGTACAAGGGCGATCCCTCTAACATAGTCTACAGAAGTTCATGGGAGAAAATCTTTTGTAACTGGTGTGACAGGAATGATAAGATTGTCTCCTGGCAGAGCGAAGAGAAGGCTCTATGGTATGATGACCCAGTTTCTAAGAAGAAGAGAAGATACTTTCCTGACTTCATCATTCAGTTTGAAAAGAACGGTGTGATGGTGACTGAGATGATTGAAGTAAAACCTATGTCTCAGGTAATAGGACCTCCTGTGAACCCAAAAAGAAGGACACAGGCATGGATGAATGCTGTTCATACTTACATAACCAACCAAGCAAAGTGGAATGCAGCAGCGAAGGTATGTGAGGATCGTGGGTGGAGCTTTAGATTGGTGACAGAAAAGGAGTTAGGCATCTAGGATAAATAACTAAAAGAATTTTTGTTATGATTCCTAAATTATCTCGTCCAGAATATAGTACAACTATCCCTTCCACAGGTAAGAAGATTAAGTATCACCCCTTCACTGTAAGAGAAGAGAAGGTGTTGATGTTGGCAGCAGAAGGTGCTGATCAAGACGAGATTACAAATGCAGTCATCAATTGTCTAAACACTTGTATCAGTTCACCATCTGATATTGATGTTGAATCTCTTGCCCTGTTTGACATTGAGTATCTATTTCTAAAGACAAGATCCAAATCTGTCGGTGAACTCATTAGTGTAAGAGTAACTGATCCTGATGATGAGACTTTCACTACTGATGTAGAAATCAATATTGATAAGATTGGAATTAAGAAACAGGAAGATCACTCACCACTCATCAAGATTGATGATGAAGTGTCTGTGACAATGAGGTATCCTGACATTTCATTCTTCAATACAGGAGTTAATCTAAACACTGTGAACTCAACAATTGAAGTTGTTGGTAAGTGTATTGATCAGATTATCGTTGGTGAAGAGGTTTATAATAAGGAAGACATGACAAATGAAGAAGTGTTAGATTGGGTTGAGGGACTGTCACAGAAGCAGTTCAATGAGTTTACAAACTTCTTCAACTCAATGCCTAAGATGTCTTACACCATCACAGCTAAGAACACCAATACCAAAAAGAACTTTAGTGTAACACTGGAGGGACTAGCAGATTTTTTCTAGTGGGAATGGTACACACAGGGTTGTTACCATTCTACGAAAAAGTATTCGCACTCAACCATCATCATAACTGGAGCATTGTAGATGTTGAGAACCTATTTCCATGGGAA